TACGCTACTACAGATAGACAGCGGGAAGTCTTAAAAACTTGGGAAGACTATAATAGGAATTCTGTTAAAGCCAGTGGTGCTCTGGGTATTACTTCTTCCACTGTCAGAGATATCATTAACACGATTAAATCAAAAGCCGCTGCTGCGGGATACTCTGACCACTGGGATGCACGAAGACACGTTCCTGTAGGTGAGCACGTTATTGGTCGTTCTATCTACACAGAGGATGATGAAGGCAATAGGGCGTGGTTAAAAACCAAACGAACAATAGAGCAAGCAGAAAAAGAAAAAGCATTTAAGGCTTTTATTGAGGAATTAAACTCAAATTTAAAAAAGGCTAATAAGACTCGGAAACAAAAGAAAATTCGCGCATCAGATATTATGCCAACAATTACTATTGGGGATGCACACATAGGAATGAGGGCTGATGGCTCCGAAACTAGAGATAGAGATTTTGATTCCAAGATTGCAGCAAAAGAAATATTAGCTGCTGTAGACGATCTGACAGATAAAATGCCAGAAGCTAAAATAGGAATGCTAGTACAAGTTGGTGATTTTACTCATTCTGACGGTTCTAGCCCATTTACTACGAAAGGCACGTTAGTTGATGTAGATACGCGATTTGAAAAAATAATGCGTACCGCAGCGAATGTAATGGTTCACACAATAGACCGAATGCTTGATAAGTGCGATACAGTTCAGGTCGTGGTCGCTAGAGGTAATCACGACACAGACGCAGCACTTGCTGTTCAACTTATTCTTGAGTTTTACTATTCAAATGAGCCTAGAATCAATATCTTAAAGTCAAAAGGCTTTTTTCATTATCTGCAATGGGGCAAGTGGCTGTTCGGTGTTCATCATGGTGATAAAGTTAAAGCAGCGAAACTAGCGCAGATAATGCCGCGTGATATGCCAAATGCTTGGGGTACTACGACTCATAGAATGTGGTTCGTTGGTCATTTTCATCACGCTAGCATTCAAGAATTTGAAGGCGTTACTGTTCAAAAATTTGGTACACTAGCCCCGCCAGATGCGTGGCACTCAGGTCAGGGATATGGCTCAGACCACACTATGTCCATGATTGTTTTTAAAAAGGATGGCGGCAAGTTGATAACTTGCACCTACGAAATTCCTAAACAGTACAGCGAACCAGATGTGGTAATATAATGGAAGACCGACTGACCAGAGTAGAAGCCAAAATAGATAGCTTACAAGAAGCTATTGTCTCATTGGCTAGGGTTGAAGAAAGGCTTGTTACCGTATTTAACCGTCAATCCTCTATTGAAGATAAGGTCACTACTTTAGACGATAAGGTAGATAAACTTTCTGAAAGCGTAATAAAAACGCGATCAACTGAGCGTTTCGTTTGGGTGATAATCGCTGCTAGCATTGGTGCAGCATTTAGGTACATAGGCTAATGGACACTATACCTTTTCCAGATACCCGCACAGAAAGATTATCTGAAGCTGCGATGGATGAATTATCTGAATGGGCAGAAAAAAAAATAGAAACAGGTATTAGCCCGATTATTCTTATTGGTTTGTTAGAAACTTATAAAGGTGCTTTGGCCTACAATTTATTAATAGATGAAGACTGTGAGGAATAGAAAATGGGAATTTTAGCTTATCTTGGATGGGTAAAAAGACTTTGGGTTATGGTTGTTGATATTGTAAAACTGATTGAGGAAACGATTCCTGATGATGGCGCAGGTAAAGAAAAGCTAGCTGCCTTTGACTTACTGCTTCGAGGAGCAATTGAAAAAGCAGATGATATAGACGAAGATTTTGAAAAGCTGCAACCAGTTGCCCACGATATTGTCAGGGCTGCGGTAACTCTGTTTAACGCCACAGGGCTATTCAAAAAGAAAGCGTAATGTCTAAACTGATAGAAATGATCAAGCGTCATGAAGGTGTAAAAAAATATGTCTACGAAGATTCGCTTGGCATTAAAACTATTGGAGTCGGTCGTAACTTAGAAGATATGGGCTTATTGAGTAAAGAAATAGATTTTTTACTCATGAATGACGTAGAGAGGGTAATTACTGAGCTAGAATGCACATTTGATTGGTTTTCTGACTTAGACGGTGCTCGTAGAGACGCGATGATAGATATTGGTTTTAATTTAGGCGTTGGGAGTAGACTGCTGTCGTTCAAGAAAGCCCTATCTGCTATGGAAGATGAAGATTACACTAAGGCTGCTATAGAATTTATGGATTCAAAGTGGGCTGAACAAGTTGGCAGCAGAGCAGTTGAGTTATGCGACATGATAGAAAGTGGCGAATACTATTTCTAATCAGTCATAGATTCTATTAGCAAGTCTAAATAGTGCCTAGCTTTCTGCAAATCTTCTAGCCCATTCTTAGATTTATACCGAGAAACATATTTGATAACATTTGCTTCTCGATACGGTATTTCATTTTCTACAATATAGTCTATTGGCTGTATCTTCATTTCTTTGTAATGACTGCCGCCAACTTGAATTTTTTTGTTATTCATTGTAAAACTCGTTTTTAGATTTAAAATAATTTGAATATTTTTCAGCACATTCTGTGTGAGCAGCAAAAAACTCTGCCGACTCATTTATCATTTTGATTAAAGTACCAACTGCGCGTAACTCTGCTGAATCTTTAGGTAAATCATTCGCACCTGTTAATATCCAAGCCTGAAGTTCTGCTTGGCTCATTGGCTTTGTTAAGTCTTCCATTTATTTATCCTAGTGTTTAGTTTCATTATCTTGGATTTCGTTTTCTGAATTCATAAAAACTTTATACTTTTCCCAAATCTGTTCGTCCGATTCTAAAAAGTCATCAAATAGGTTAAAAAAAACCATTAGAGTGAGGATGCCTCTATAGTCATTACCCTTAAATTCTTTCAACCTATAGCCAAATTCATCTAGCTCGACACGAGTTAATAGTTCTATAGTTTCACCATCTACTACGGCATGAGTTGGACGCATTAACATTCTCCTATCCTGTTTTGATGATATTTAATTAATTCAGACCATTCTTTATACATTTCTTCATAGTCTTTTTTGTAATACTTAATTGGGTTCCTTCTGTTCTGAAGCATTTCTTCAACGAAATTTTTTCCGTACATATCTTGCATCCATATTGTATATTCTTGTGCAGCTGCGCCGCTTTTCATGCCGAAGATATTGCAGCCGATGCATTGCGGGTGGACATTGCTAATCTCTAAAGCCCAAAAAGAACTGCTACCTTTAGGAATATAATGACCACCTTGCATTCCGTCTTTGTAATGTTTAACTACTCCGCAAGATACGCATTGAACGTAACCATTCTCATCAGCAGCAGACAGCCTAGCCAATAACTGTATAGTTTCAAGGCATAGTTTTCTGTTCATCGCAAAGCCTTTTCAGTTCTTTGATTTCTTCTCTCATTTCTTGAAAGCGGTCAGTCAATTCACGAACTAACGCTACCATTTCGTCTGCATCTTCTTCATTAAATTCAATATTTATTTTCATAATTCTCCCTAGATGGAAAAGGTATGCTAAAACCATACTTATTAGCAAAGTGTCTATTTAGAACATCATAGACCTTGGAATACTCATTAGTGTTAGCTTTGGTAGTTGATTTCTTTTGAATCATTGCTTTCTGCAATGGCTTCCAGAGGTGTTCCCGAACTAAATCTCCGGTCCAAGGTATGTCATATTCTGCTTTGAGAACCTTTTTCATGTCGAGCCCTCTTTCACAAAATTCCTCAGCTAGCTGTTTGCAATAAACCTGCATAGCATTGTTTTGAGCATTAGTGCGTTTCTTGCCTATATTCCACTCAACGGTTACAGATTGATTGATTTTCCATTCTTCAATTATTAGCTGTACAAATTCTTCTAGCTTTTCTTTAGAATCTATATCAAACCTTTTTTCTAAGTTCATGTTTTTTTCTTCTCGCAGAATCCTTTGTTAATTCTCTTCCACTCCAATCAAACTGTTTGGGCTTATGATTTGAAAATTCTTGTGCGTTGAATTTGTGAATCTTTCCGCCGTTTTCTAAGTAAACTCTAATCTGTTGTTCAATTATTTCACGCCTAGAGTTTTTTTCAGGAGGTATAGAATCACGCATCAACATGACCTAAATTGATAAATTCATCAATCGACATTTCAAATATTTCAGCTAATTTCTGAACTTTGTGAATTGACGCTGATACATTCCTGCGCGTGTAGTATACTGCCTGACGAGTTTCTCCAAGCCGTTGAGCTAGGTTCGATGTAGACATTCGCGTTATATGTTGTGCTTCTTTAATACTTTTACCGATATTTGCTGTTTTCATTTTGAATTCCTTGTGTTAGATTTTGTTTGAGATCGTGTTTCTCCCTGAGTAAAGATTACCCGACTAGGTTTCTACCCCTTCCTAGTCGGGTTTTTTTATCAAAAAGGAATATCTTTGTCATCAAAATCATTACCAAATGGATTGTCTGGCTGTGCTGCTTTGTGCTGCTGCTGTTGTGCTTGAGTTCCTGACTGCTGCGGTTTAGAGTCTAAAAACTGCATAGAGTTAGCAATTATCTCAGTGCTGTAGCGTTTCTCACCGTTTTTTTCGTAAGAACTTGTAGTGATTTTGCCCTCTATGTAAATTTTTGAGCCTTTCTTAACATATTCACCTGCTAGCTCCGCAAGTTTGTTGAACATGGTTACACGATGCCATTCTGTCTTTTCTTGTCTAACACCCTGTTTATCTGTCCATTTTTCGTTAGTAGCTATCGACAAACTAACCACTGGCGTTCCTGTAGCTGTGGCTCTATAGTCTGGCTCAACACCCACATTACCTATTAACATTACTTTATTGAGTGACATTATATTTCTCCTTTTTTATATTTTTCGACACATTCGCCGATTAGTTCTGTTGCTCTTTCTAAATGACCTTTTAATAAGCCAATGAATTTTTCATCTCTTTCTACAGTAACCATTAGCTGCTCACGAAAATCAGGGTGGTAGCTATAGAAATGCCAAACATCTCTTTCAGTGACTAATAAACTGCCTTGGACTTGCTGAATATATTTTGTCGGCAATACACCACCTCTAAGATAAGCTAAATGGTTGTGAGCCATAGGGCATTTGATTTCTAGCCCTGCGTCATCATCAATTAGCCCATCGGGGCTACAACCTGCTCCTATACTCTTATTAATACAAAATCCAATCTCGTAAACTTCAAAATCATGCATAAATTCAAAATTGCTTCTCGCCTCAGGCTCTAAATCAATGCCTCTTTGCATAGCATCAGAAATAAATCCACCCGATGATTTTTGACCTGTAATTAATTCAGAAGCAAGCTCATTAATATACGAATCTGCCTGAGTAGACCACTTGCCAGTAGACGTACAGATTCGATTGAAGTTACTCGCACTTGGGATACCCATTCTTGCAGCAAACCATTCTTCTGAGCCTTGCTCACAATCAATAATATCCATCAGCTTGTCGCTCAAGCTATCTACGTCAATACCTAAGAATTTATTTGTGCCGTCAATAATCATTTT